GGTCATCCCCAATAAATCCCATAAGGCTAAGATGGACTATGCACCCTGAAAGAGATCAAAGCTGGTATGACATTATGGCTTCTACTTTGGGTCCAAGAAGAACTGCTCAGGAGATAGAGGGTGACTTTCTTGGTTCTGGTAATCCAGTATTTGACCTTTCTGATATTCGAGAGATAGAATCAAGCCTTAATGATTATCACCAAGTATCACTCCTGAATGGGCAATTCAGGAGATTTTTATTGCCAGAAGATAAACCAGAATCTGATACATTTTACTTGGGAGCTGACTGTTCAACTGGTAGATCAAATGACTATTCAGCATTCACCGTTATGGATAAATCTGGTGAGGAGTTTGCAGTATTCAAAGGTAGAATACCACTTAATAAGTTCACGAGACTTCTTGGTGATACAGGAAGGCTGTACAACTGGGCAAAATTAGCTCCAGAAACCAATGATATTGGTATGGCTGTTACACTTGGTCTACAGGATGAGGGCTACCCAAATCTATACTACTCTCAGAAACTTCTAAAAAGAAAGGGAGAACGGAACCCTAGAGTAGAAGAATTCCCTGGATGGTTAACTTCTTCAAAGAATAGGCCTGTAATCATAGAGGGATTAGAGAAAGATATACGGGAAAACAATATCATAATCAAGGACCCTTTCTTCTGTAATGAGGCCTTCACATTCATTTATGATGCCTCTGGTAGACCAGTAGCCATGGGTAAAGGTAATGCCAAGGAGGAAGATCTTCTAGATGATACCACTTATTCTGATGACTCCATAATGGCTAAGGCCATAACCAATCACATTAGGAAGGTATCCAAACTAAATTTAACAACAACACCAGTATAATCATGGATATTTTTTCACTATTCAAAAAACCCAAAGGGAATACTATATCAGCGGATGTTACTACCACCAAAAAATCTGGAAGTCTAACACCTGGTAGAGTATCAGTATCAAATGATTCTTCTGATCTTTTAACCTTCTTAGGAGGTAAGACTAAAACTGTGGCTAATCCCTCATTTAGGAGCGAGCTAGTCCCTCTAATAAGGGACTTGTTTAAAGTTAATCCAGACATGTCTATAGCTGTACTAGACATGTTTAAATTGGCTAATACCACTCACAAGATTTCATTCCCCTACAATTCATCCCAGGAAGAAGCTACTATGAGAAAACACTTACTAGAAGTTTCAGATAAGTGGTTGAATTATACAAATGGAGTGGATGGCTTAGTAAATAAACTCATAGTTCAATGCCTAATAGGTGGAGCTATGAGTTTTGAATGTGTGCCAAATGATAAATTAGATGGTCTTTCCACTATAGTATTCCTTAACCCTGAGGATATAAAGTTCTTCAGAGAAACCAATGGGGTTTATCATCCTTATCAAGTTAATAAGCATAGCATACCCAATACAAAAGAATCAAAACCCGAATACATAAGGCTTAACTTAGAGTCTTATAGGTACATTGCCCAGTACAATGACACAGATGAGCCTTATGGAATACCCCCCTTCTTAAGCTCACTAGATAGCTTAAGAACCCAATCAGATATGAAAACTAACATAAAGAATCTGATGGAAACTCTGGGTATAATGGGATTTATGGAAGCTCTAGTACAAAAACCAGACCAATTACCATCTGAATCTAATCGGAGTTATTTGGCAAGGCTAGAACAGTACCTAGTAAAGACCAAGAAAAACTTAAGCCAGGGAATGAAGGATGGTCTGGTAGTTGGCTATAAAGATGAACATGAATTTAACCTTAATTCCACTACCCAGAACATGAGTGGAGTAGACTCTATCTATTCCTTGAACCAGCAATCAGTGGCTAATGGACTGGGAGTAAATGGTGGTATTATAGGTCTTCCTGGAGCTAATTCAGGTGAAGCCCAAGGAGTTATGCTATCTAAGCTTATCAGTCAGTTATATAATATTCAATCCCTTGCTAGTTATGCTTTAAAATTCATATACTCATTAGAACTGAGGCTAGCTGGGTATAACAATAAGGGTATAAAGGTTGAATTTACAACGTCCACGGTTACTGATGAAATAAAGGTTCAACAGGGTCGGGAATATAAAGTAAACAATCTAATAAAACTATACACTTATGGTATCATATCTCTGGAGCAATTTGCTTTTGAGATGGGCTATACTTCACCTGATAAGGATGAGCCTAGACTAAGTCTAGAGGATCTTCTTGGTAAAGGTCAAAAGATAGACACTGGAACTTCCGATGGAACTAAGAAGACCAAGAGAGAAGCTGATAAGGATAAATCGGATCGTAGAGGAAGAGATAAATCTAATCCTTCTCCAGCTAGGAGAGATTCACAAACAAAGGAAAGATAACTAAAAAAACCATCAAGCATATGCCTAAAATTTATGTAGATTCAATGACTCTGGGGGGATCTAACTCAATGATTACCCCCTATAGCCCAAAGAAAGAATACTTAGACTCTTTTTCAAACAAAGTTATACCAAGTAAATTTACCAATGGTGAAAATTCCATACAGCAGTTTGGGTTATTTGGTGGAGATATAGATTATAATACCTATTACCCAGAAATTCAAAACTCTGAAGAGATAGTTCCCAGAGATGAAGAATTCATAGAGCCAATGTTTAGGCTTCTATCTGAAGAAGTTGTAAGCATGAGTTACTGTCCTACAGATTTTTCAAGAAATGGAGTTTTAAAAGCCTCCATGAATATGCTAGTGGGACAAACCGTTAACTGTGACCATGAAACTAACATTGGAAATGCTATTGGCTCAGTAAAATCAGTGGTATGGCAGGATTCATTTGTACAAAATGGTATCACAGTACCTGCTGGTATAAACGGAGTATTCAAACTAGATGCCAAGTCAAATCCCCGTATAGCTAGGGGAATTATGATGAATCCACCCTCAGTACATTCAAACTCAGTAACAGTAAGGTTTGCTTGGGAGAAGTCTCATCCGGATTTATCAGATGATGAATTCTGGGGTCAGTTTGGTAAAAAGGGTAAAGATAAAAAACTGGTATGCCGAGTAGTAACTGAGGTAAAGGGATATATGGAGACTTCTCTAGTATCCAGAGGAGCAGATCCCTGGGCTCAATTGATAAATGGAAATGGTGGTATCAATGATCCGGGATATGCTAAAAAATATATGAGCAGTTTCTCAGATCATACTGAACCCCCAGAAGCCTATTTCTTTTACTCTTGGAAGGATCATATCTTGGGTAATGAGGATACCCTGGAGAATAAGCTTATGGATCCTGTAAATGTCAATACCATTGATAATAAATCAAAGGACAATAACAATAATTCAAATGATATGACATTAGAAGAATTTATTCAATCAGTAAATGCTGGAGGTTATATATCTCTAGCTGAAGGTCAGGATATGTCTGCTGAAGCTATTATTTCAGCTCTAAAAGAGATTCCAGGACTTAAAAGCAATGTATCTTCATTACAGGAAGAGAAATCAAACTTAGAAAGCACAATAGCTTCCCTAAACCAGACCCTATCAAACCAGAAAAATATGTTTGATTTGGGTACTTCTGTTCTAAGTGAAGCTAGAAATACGGCCATAGAATCATACAAAAAACTCATGGGCATAGAATCTGAAGAAGATTCTACTTTAACTCCCATAAAGAATGTAATATCTTTGGCTGATTACCAAGGTGTAAAAGCTCTAGCTGATGGTTATAACAAACAACTAGAAGAGAAGTTTCCTCTACATTGCCAAGAATGTGGATCCAAGGAGGTATCTAGACAAGTATCGGCTAAATCCTTAGAGGAGAATGACACTAAATCCCGCTATACCATGGAAAACCTAAGAAATTCAAAACTAAAATAATCAAATACAATGGCATTTACAATCTTTGGTTCAAAGACTCCTAAGGTTTGCATATACAAATCAGAGTCACAAAAACTTAGACAGGCTTTCCAGCCTCATGTTACTTCTGGTACCGTTGATACCATAGAAGTTGGTCAGCCAGTTTATCTGGAAACTGATGGTACAATTAAGCCTATGGCTACAGCTACTCCAGCTTATAAGTATCTTGGTATAGCTGAGACAAACACTTCTAATCCATGCTATGGTGTAGATAACAATATTGCTCTTGAAGTTACCGTAGCCATGAGGGGCTTTATGATTCTTTATGGATCAGCTTCTGCTGCTATTTCTACTACTGGGGCTGTAGCTCCTACAGGTGGAGTAGATAGTGATGGAAGAGCTATCTTTGCACCAGTTGCATCACCCGAGGCTTCAGCAAAATTCCTTAATCTTACCACAGCAGCTGCTGAAGGTGACCTTATCCAAGTTTTAGTACTAGATTAATTAAAAAATAAACAAATACAATGGCAGAAAACTTTACCAAGGGTCAGATCTTGGGCGAACTAGAGGCTTCCGTAAGGGAGCTAGATATTCTTAGATCAGGAGCTGATAACAAGAAGCCAGTAGAGGTATCTTTTGGTGATTACACTCAGGATAAATATGGTCTCTCAGAAGATGATGTATTCAAGAAAATTGGTGTAAATACCAAGATTGATACCATGTCTAACATCTTCTCTATGGCTGGGGCAGACCCAAATATGAGATGGGTAGTACCAGAAATCATACGTAAGGCTATTACATTGGGTTTAAGACAAAGCCCAATTTACCCTACTCTTATCACGGCTGATGAATCAATCAATGGATTAAGAGCTACAATGCCATTCATTAATATGTCAGATGCTACTCCAGCTCGTATAAATGAGGCAGAGACCATTCCATTGGGTAATATTTCTTATGGACAGAAGGATGTTAAGTTATTCAAAGTGGGAAAGGGATTCAAGCTTACAGATGAAGTAAAGAACTATGTTTCTCTTGATGTATTGGGTATTTACCTAAGAGACTTTGGTGTTCAACTAGGCTATGCTTTGGATACAATGGCTATCAACACTCTACTGAACGGTAATATAACTGATGGTTCTGAGGCCGCTGATACAATTGGTGTTACTAGTACCACTAATGGTATTCAATACAAAGATTTACTTCGCATTTGGATTAGAGGTTCTAGAATGGGACGTAACTTCACTTCTATGGTAGGTGGAGAAGATGAGTCACTATTGTTATTGGATCTCCCAGAATTCAAAAACCGTGCAAATGGTACCACTCAAGCAACTTTGAAATTGAACACTCCAGTACCATCTTCAGCTGACTTCTTTATTCATGGAAACATCCCAGCTAACAATATTCTATTAATTGATAGATCTGCAGCCATGATTAAGTTGACTTCTAGACAGCTAATGATGGAATCTGAAAGGATAGTTTCAAACCAGACCGAAGCACTCTATGCTAGTTTGACTACTGGATTTGCTAAGATGTATACCGATGCTACTATCCTTATGGATGCAACTAAGAGTATTACTAATTATCCATTGCCAGATTATACTGATGTGGATAGCCAGACTAATTATTCTTTTGAGTAATTGGCATTCATTACTACTCTATATATTTTTATTCTTCTGGCCCATATCCAATCCCTGGAATGGGCCAGTTTTTATCTAAATTCACGAAACAATGGCTACATTAAAATTATCAAAGAAAGCTAAGCTATTCCATGACCCCTCTACTGGTCTAACTTTTAAAAAACTAGATGTAAAAGATCTAAATGAGGCCCAGATGGCAAACCCTGCAATCAAGACGGCTCTTCGAAGGGGTATTTTGGTATATGCCGAAGAAAATACTTATTCAGCTAAAACTGAAGAAAAGAAAGAGAAAGAGGCTAGCCTTAAGAAGTTAGATGATCTAGTCAGTATGGGGGCTACTCCTCAAAAGATTTCTACTAAATTCACACTGGATGAACTAAAGAATCTATCCAAAGAACTTGACATAGAGATTGAAGAGGGAGACACCAAAGAGACTTTGGCAACGGCTATCTATGAGGCTATGGCAAAATAACATATAACTTATATACATATGAAAGCATACTTCGGGCATAAATGTTCTGGTCTAGAAGTATCCTTTTTTGATTTGTCCGAAGTCTCAGGATCTTATACTAGGTCTTGGGACTTCGGCGTTGAAAATGGTACCTCAACAGATAAGAATCCCATATTTACTTACCCCACTTTGGGGATTTATGATGTAAGTTTAACTATAACAGAAGTACCAGAGGATCCCCTTGTAACACCAGAAGTAAGGGTATATTCAGAAAAGATCACTGTCAGTGATCAGGTTAAAACTATGTTATCTGGTTCCATATATGATCTAGTAAATAACTTACTACCTGATAACAGTTATATAAACCCTCAGGTAAAAGCAATGCTGATAGAGAAATGGCAGTATTATATTGGCCCTCTAGTAAACCATGATATACCTTTAGAAGAATATACTAATGAGCTTTACTATGAAGCTCTAGAGAACCAGCTTATAATGGAATTAACGGCTTATGAATCTCTAATCATAAGTGTAAACTTAATGACTCAGGGGTTAGCCGAAAAATCCCAATCACAAAGCCAATCCAGTGGATCTTCATCCTCAGG